GGGGGTTAGGGGGGATTTGAAAATATGTCCTGATGATTAGCCGTAAAATTAATGCTATAGGATTAGGCCGCGTAGCTGCTCACCAGATTCTGCACCTGCACGATAACCGAGCCGTAGGTGTCATCTTCCAGCACCGCAAACTCCACGCCCTCGGCGAGCCGCCGCTGGGATACCTGCACCGGCGCCGCCGACACTGCTATCCGGGGGAAGATAATCTCCACCTGGTAGGGAACTCCTGGTTCGAACTCCGGCCCCACCGCCTTCAGGTAAATGCCGAAATAATCGTTGTCCTTGAGGCTCTGGGCCATGAGGAAATCCCGAAAGTCCCGGTCAAAGGAAAGCTTTTGCTCCCGGCCGGTGCGATAGGCCCGGTTGGCAAAATCCCCGCCCCCGGGGCTGCGCTCCGGCGTCAGGTTGTTCTGAAAGTTCCACAGGATCCGTCTTATTTCCGCCGCCGGGGTGTAGCCGCCGGTGAAGCTGCTGCCGTTCCAGCGTCCGCCAAAATTTACCGTGAGCTGGCTCACCTTGAGGGGCGGCTCTTCTACCCGCGCCGGAAAGGCCATCCAGCCGCTTTCCCGGGGCAGGTAATAGACCTTGTAGGTCGTGTTGGCCCCGCTGCCGCCGGGAGGGGTGATGGTCACCACCCCGGGCGTCCCCCCGGACACCGCCGTGTAATTGACTTCATCCCAGGCCCCGGTGGTGGGATTCAGCACCTTCACCGCCTGTACATTGGCCAGGTAATCGGCGGCGCCGGCGCCCTCCACCGCGTTCGTCGCCAGGGTCAGGCTGCCGGCGTTATAGGCCGCGCTGATTACGTCCACCTGGGTGTTGTCCGTCATTTTGCCTGTCCCTTTCAGCACCCCGTTGACCTTGGCCCAGCCGTCCTTGCCGAACTCCACCCGCACTTGGTCTACGAAACAGGAAGCAAACCGCCGCTTCATCACCTGGCGCCCGAAGCGCATGGCCGCCGTGAAGGAAGGGTTGGAGCGGGCCACGTCCACCTCCCCGGACCGGGGCTGAATTACGTGGCGATGGCCGCTTGTCCCTGCTGGCACAGTGTTCACGGCTCCCAGGGCATAGGTCAGCAGGAAGGCGAAATGCTGGGGCTGGGCCCGGGAAAAAGCCAGGGTACCCGCCACCGTCCCCCCCAGGTCATAGAGCCGGTCCGCCTCTTCCTTGCCGGTGATCTCATCCCGGTTGGCCGCCTTGAGGGGCCGGTAATTGAGGACCGTATTTAAATCCACCAGGAAGCTGGTGTCCAGCGCCTGCTCCTGGTTGATGGCGGCCTCCTGCCGGTTGGCCGATACGGCCAGCAGGTTGTGGGTGGCCAAAAAGTTTCTTATGGACCTGGTCATTCTTATCCCTCCAAAAGCTGCACTGCCCCGTTTATCGGTCCTGGACCGCACTGGTGCGGTAATGGGCTGCGTAAACCGTAAATTCCCGGTCGGTCATGAGCGGCTCTTCCCGGACCAGGGCGAAGGGGAGCAAATCCAGCCCCAGGTCCTGTTGCCACAGGGCGTCCTGCACCCCCAACAGGAGGTCGTAAGCCCCTCCGTCGTCGCGGCGGCCGGCCTCCTCACCCCTGAGACTGCGCACCACCACCAGCACCTGGAGGTCCAGGGTGAGGTCGAAGGAAGACACCCCCACCTGCTGGGAGTTGCTGCTCATCAGCATGACCAGCACTGCCGGCATCCGCCAGGGCTCTTGTCTGATATCCGTCCGCCAGTTTCCCTGGTAACTCCGGATGGTCTTGGCCTGCGCCCCCAGCCGGGTCTGCAGGGCCGCCACCACCGCATTCTCCACCATGGTCCAGGAAAGGCCGCTCATGGCTTCCTACCAGTTCCCCTGGGTATCCCGGGAAAAGATCCGGGTGGCGCTGGAAAATTCCACCCCGGCCTGGACTTGGTCGCCTCCCGAGGCAGGGTCGCCGGCCTCCTCCAGCATCGCCTCCCCTGCCGCCACCAGCTTGAGGAAAGCCACGGCCGCTGTGTACTTCTGCAGGCGCACCGTCGGGGCCACACTGCGCCGGGAATAGAGGTGGTAGAGGGCCATATCCATGGACAGCCCCTTGACCTGGTCCGGCACCGAGGTGAGGGGAAGTCCATAACGCATCCCCAGGTATGAGTCGATTTCCGCCTCCGCCCGTTGGATAGCCTCGGCCACCACCTGGCTGTCCGGCGTATCCCCGGAGTCAGTCGTCAGTTCGGCTAACTCCTGCTGGGGGATCAGGGTAAGAAGATCGGTTTGAGTGCAGTAAGCCATCTTCGTTGTCCTTTACTGCTGGGGGCTGTCCACTTGGGCCAGGCCGCTGCTGAAGTCCTGGTCGGCGGCGCCGGCATAAAGCGCAATACTTGTGAAACACGTCCAGGAGCACCGCCGCCCCGGTTGGTTGAGTTATTTCAGTCCATACTTAGACTTGAGATAGAGCATCTTAGTCAAAAGTTCTGGACTCGCTTCTTTCTCAAGCCCCAAAGCGGTGGCCTTCTCGCTGGCCTGGCTCATCTCGTTCTGGATAGCGGCTATGTCAGACTCGTTTGGACATGCTTTCTGCATGGCCGCGTTTGCCATAGTAATGGCCAGTTCGGCAGCGTTATAGACCACTTGTTCAGCAGCTGGGAGCGGAATGTTGGGGAACTCAGCATTAATGACATCAATGACTGCCTTGGCATCGTTAATGATGCCTTGCAAAGTAGATATGGCGGTATCATAGCCTTTGCAAAGGCAACCCTTGGCCCCCATGCCGAAGGTCAGGGACATAGCCAGAACCAAAAGCAAAGCCGCAAACTTTTTCATGCCATTTTTTCCTTTAAATTAAATTGTCATAGGTTTATGCAAGTCTTCGAATTTCACCTGACTTGCTTCTCTTAATAGACATATCAACCCTTGTCCCCTCTCACTGGGTCGGGTTACTCCGTAATGCCCCTGACCGTCCACCGATCAGAGCAAAGTCTGCCATGGATATAGGCAAAGGGCATCCAGCAGAAGCCATTTAGACCCCAATCAGTGCCCCAGGAGTTCTGGACTTTATACATGCCCTTGGTGCCATCGTGAGCTACTTTACTGCGGTTGTAGCCTACGACCACCATGTAGTGGCCACCCAGTAGCTTCTCCCCAGACTTGGGCATGGGGATCATCCCGGTCTTGGCGGTCTCATCGGTGTCGAAGGAGGCATACACATCTACGCCGATGCCAAAGGGGTAGCCGGAGGCGATGCAGTTGAGGCCGTCGTTCAAAGAGTTGATGGCGTAGTAGTTGGTGATCTTGTGCTTCAGGGCCTCGTCATAAGCCGCCTGGGGGGGCTTCACGACAAAGTTGTTCAGATCATAGGGCCAGGTGCTTTCAAGGCAAACGCCATATTTCTTGGCAAGGCTGAGCCCCACCCGAGGATAAGCCCCGGTGTCGTCCGGCACGTCTCCCTCTGCCGTCCGGTAAATGTAGTAGGCAAATAACCGGGAGAACATAAGCAGTTTCGGTTGCTTGTCCTTGATTTCCATGTATTCCATCTGGGTAGTTTCACCGTTGAAGAAGCAACTACCCAACTTTCCCTGATCCTGCACCGGGGCATCAATCAGGTCCACTGCCATCGGCAGCGCAGCCATCATAGGGCTGATTTCATGATAGACATAGTCCCTGGCATCAAACGGTGAGGGATGATATCCGTTCCAATTCCTTTCGGACATTTTTCTTCTCCTTTTTAGCTACTTATTGTCTCGGAACTTTGCTAACTCTCAGACCTGAGATCAGCAAAGGCAACATCATCAAAAATAGCTGCAATAGCTTCAAATTGTTCCTTGGTTATCCATCCTCAAGCCCAAGCAACTCCGGCAAAAGTGGATCGTCGCACAGAGGTAAGTTTTGTAGCCATCAAGCATCCATCAGCCCTCCCAATTCTTGGGCATCCGCGAGGCAATGGCGTAGTCAAAGGAGATGTGTTCGGCAATCATTTCATGTTCGCTGGCCTGGTTGCCGCCAAGGAATTCTCCCCTTTCCTTGGTTTAACTGCGGTTATCTCACGACCCGGCCTTCAGAACTGTGGGAGTGGGCATTCACCGCTCCCCAGAGGTCTTCCTTTTCCTTGTGGAACTCCGCCCGTCCCATAAAGCGCTCCGCCAACCCTGCCTGGCAGTGGAACGTGGCGTCATGGAGCTGATCCAGTTTCTTTTCCATGCGCACCAGCATCCGCCAGAGCAGGAAGCCGCTCAGGCTGGCGAAGATTCCCAGGAGGGCCAGAACTGTCCCTAAATGCTCTGCCAGGTCTTTGTACTGCATGTTATTCGCTGGTCTTGGATACTCCAGACCGGAGTGCCGCCAGACCCAGGGAACCGCCCAGGCTGAGGAGAAGCTCGAACTGGTTCTGGTCCAACCAGCCCATGGCCCGGGCAAAGGTTCCCAGGGCCATGACCGCGGCCATGATGTAGGTTTTCTTGCCGTTGAGCATCTTTTTCTCCGTGTCCCCGCCCTGCGCCTAAAAGAAATAGGTCGCCATCAAGGTGCCGTCCGTAGCTCCCGCTTTGATGGCCAGAAACTGATTTACGGCCTGGGCCCCTACCAGCAGGAACGTATCCCCGCTGACCATGTAGTGCCCGCTGGTGGTGGTGGGGGGACTCACGCCGTCAATACGGAAACGGATATCTCCGCCCTCCAGGGAAAGTAAGGCCGCCTGGGCAGTCATGCCGTTGTAAGTGCCGCTCGTCGGCTTGATTTTGCTCCGGCTGAAGTACATGGAGCTGTCACTTATCGTGAGAGCCTCGAAGTTTCCCGGCACGCTGTTGTTGGTTTGAATGACGAGACCGCCGAACCAACCCATGGCTAACTCCTTTATTTGGTAAGGGGCGCTCTGGTTGACCGCCCCCCCTTTTTTTTTTTAAATCTACACCAGTTCTGGCACCACCAGGAGGTCCGCCGAGCCCTGCCAGATGTTGGATTTGGAGCCCCCCGCCGTGTCAGAGCCGATAAGGAACTGCGCGTTGAGGATTTCCCGGGCCTTGCCTTCCAGGGCCGGCGGGACGATGAGGAGGGACGGCTTGATGCCCAGGGGATTGCCGGCGGAGTTGGTCAGGGACATCATGGCAGCCCGGGCCGAGGCGTAGTTGGTGGAATTCAGTTCCTGGGTGGAGCAGTAAGCCAGTTGCCAGAGGCCGTAAGCCGCCGCTCCCCGGTAATCCACCCCGTAACGAAATTTCTTGTGAATGAAGACTTGCTCAGTGTCTGGCCGGTCCATGCGCACCAGCTGCACGCCGCGCCGCATCTGAAAGATGAACGGCTTGATGGCCCGGGTTTTGTCGATGATGTACCAGGGGGTGCTGCCGCCGTTGTCGAAGTTGGAAACGGTCTTGCTGCCCACCGGGTGGCTGGCGGCAAAGAAATCCTGCCCGTCGTAACACAGCGACGTGGCCCCGTTCTTCAACAGGTTGGCGATGAGCCTTTCCGGATGCCGCTTGGCTTCCTCGGCCATGGCCGCAATGATGGGGTTGTAAAGCCCCAGCTGCTCGTCTTCCAGGTCGTTGCGCTCGATTTCAATGGTGGCTTCCCAGTCCTTGGTCTCCACCTGGAAGGACTTGGGTTCCAGGGAATTGATCTGCCGGTCCCCGATCCATTCCTGCACCGTGGGAAAATCCAGGAGGAACTTGTAGTCCATGATCCTGGTTGTGGCCGGCACGGTCATGGCTACCTGTTCATGCCAGGTCTCCGTTCTCTGAAAAGCGTTGTTGAACACCGCACTGAAAGCCGTGTAGACGTTGGCCAGGGCGCTTGCGTTGATGATCATTTTTTCATGCCTCCTTAGTTATGCCGTGATGTCAACCCAGCCGATGGTGTCGGCCACATACTTCACCAAAATCCCGATGCGGATGTCGTTGGTGGGGCCGGTGGCGTCATCCATGGTGTGGTCGTCCACGATGTACATGGCGGTGCCCACCATGGCCTGGGTGATGCTGGCGGCGTCAAACTCGAAAACCCCGCTTCTTCTCAGACGCACCGTCTTGGCCCCGTTGGCGCCGCCCGTGTTGTCCGCCTGTTCCAGGGCCACCCCCGCGAACTTCAGCCCCGCGGTATCCGCCGCTGGTACGGCATAGCCTGTGGTATTGGCGCACACCAGGCTGCCGGCGTAGATTTTGATGTTGGCTGCCACCGGAAAATCGATCTCAATGCCGTCCCGGTATGGCGTGGCCCGATCCTTGGTTAATGCTGCCATCTTGTGTCACCTCCGCCTTATTTGGCCTGGGCCATGCTGGCCTTGGCCTGTGAATATGCTTCCGGGGTAAGGTTCATGGTCCGGCACACCGCCAGTTCCTCCGGGGTTAAACCCTGATCCTGCCGGTGTCTCTCTTCCCCCAGGTTCAGCCGTTCGCCCACGGGCACCACCCGGGGGGCCTTGTCCACGTAAATCTTGAAGCTCTCCGGATCCTGGCGGCAGTAAGACAGGGCCCAGTCCTTCTGAGCCGGGCTGATCTTCCCGGCCAGCATGGCCTCTTCCACCACCCGGGCCGTAGTTTCCTCGCTTAACTGGGCCTTTAAAGCCGCCAACTCCTCCTGCAGGGTCTGAACCTGCTCCCCCCCAGCCAGGAGGGCTGCAATACCGCCCTTCAGCTGAGAGGCCGTGGCCTCATCCGGCAGACCCAGGTCCTGGGCCAGATCCCGGAAGAGCTCCACTGACTTCTGCCACAACTCCCCCTCCGGAGACTCAGGAGCAAGCCCCAGTCGAGCCTTGAGCCCCTCTGCCAGTTCGACCTCTTCCTTACAGGCTTCCCGGATCGAGGTCTCTTGAGAAGGGGATCCGTTCGGCAATGCGGCCGCCTGCTCTTCCCGGGGATTTCCCGCGGTCAGGGCCTCCCCGCCCCACTTGGCCACCAGGGGACTTAAGCCCTGGATGGCCGGGACGTTGGTCAAGGCCATGTTCATGAGCTCCTGGGGCCGCCGGCTTTCCGGGTCAATGCGCAGCACCGGAGAGAAATAGCGGTACTCCCGCCGTTTCAGGTACTCCCCTGCCTTGCCGGTCCATTCCACCTGGGCCCAGAGGCCATCCTCCCGGGCTTCCAGGTCTTTGATCCAACCCGCCGCCGGGGCTTGCCCTCCCTTTAAGGACTGGTGTTCGTAGTCGATGACCAGGTCAGTCCCCCGGGCCCCGAAGGCCCTCACCAGAGCCGTCAGGGATTCCGGGTCCACTTCGAACGGTGGCCGGCCGTCCACCAGGTTCACCTGGCCCAGGGGCAGGAGCCTCAGCCACCCGGGCAGCTCCGCCATCTCCAAGGTCAACCGCACTTCTCTGTCCATGGTGCTCTTTCCTGTCATTGCCGTATTCCCGCCTCCCAGAGTGAAAATTTTGCGTTTGC